GATTAGGTAATTTTTTATATCATAGTGCTCTCAACGATCTTGAAACGCCGTTAGGACGTAAGCGGGCTAAGGAATCAGCACGGTTTTTTAAGACTATGAATTCCCAGATTACTCTGTCGGTTATGATGAATATGTCCTGCTTCGAAAACTTTCAAAAACTTCGAAATGATTCGGCAGCACAGCTTGAGATCAGGGAAATATCTGCTATGATGTTGGAACAGGTGGCAAACATCGAGGGGCAACCGTTTAAGCACACTTTAGAGGCATGGGGATATGACTGATAACAGATTTGTTAAAGAGAATATTGTATACGATAGTCTTGGTGATGAAGTTGCGAGCGGTGGATATCAAGTTCTCGAAACTAATCTCCTTGGTGCTAATTTAATGTCAATTAGGCTGGTAGGTGAGTGGTTGCACGCAGCAGACGGGTTTCGGATAGTGTCCGCTCTGTGAGATTGCTAGTATCTCAAAATCGTAGGTTCGAATCCTACACCAGCCAATTTTAAACAATCTTTGAGTTTTTTATAAAAAACTCTTGACAAAACTAAGTTTCAGGACTATAATAGTGTATGAATGAGTATCTGTTACGAAAATGGGCTAAAGCCTGCAAATTGAGAGATAAAAACACTTGTCATATGTGTACCAGGGTGGGCACAGAAGTTCACCATATCTATCCAAAGAGTATGTTTCCAGAGTTAGCATACGATCTTGATAACGGTATAAGTCTTTGTAAGATGTGTCATATAATCAGCGTTCACGCTAGTAATACTTGGGACTTGAAAAACTGGCAAAAATTTATACCGATGTTTAGATACAGAATGGGTTTATCAAGGTTTAGGTCTTTTAACGATAAATATCAGCATAGGTTTTCAAATGAAGAAACCGAGTAAAGAAATACAAGAGATTACTAAGGAGTGTGAATTCTTAGAAGAATACAAGGAATACACACCTGAAGACTTTAGGCTATTAGCAGACAACATGGATGAAAACGGTGTTATTGCTTTTAAATTCTGGACAGACGGTGTTGCCATAGAACAACGTAAGAAGCAAATGGAAACAGAAGCAGAAGCTAAACAAAGATTTAGACTTCAAAACAGGTTATATGAAAACCATAAAGAACAAGAAAAGAAATTAGCACTTAAAAGGATTCATAATCTTAAGAAGGAAGCTCCGAAACTCGGTTTTAAGTTAGTATAAGGGGGATTTTTGGAATCGATTGGTAATATATATTTATAACTGCACGTCGAGGTTGATCAGATGGCCTCGTAAAAAATCTGATCAAACAATAACTGCAAAAGCTTCTTTTGCTTTGGCTGCGTAAGTAGTCTGGGGTTTTCACTGACCTTATAAACCAACAGTGAAGCGGTGATCGTAGTGAACCTTGAGAAAACAAATAAAAATCCCTGTGTCAAGGCTTGACAACAAACGTGTAGAGGTTATAATGAGTATTATTCAACACACGGGTTCGACCCCCGTATCCTCCAATTGGCAACCTTAAACGGTTGCCTGCGACAAGGCAACCATTTTAGGATAAATAATGTTACACAGAAATGTTAAAATGTTTTCTAGATCAGAGACTATATATACAGAGACTATACAGCGTTATACATATGTGCTATTTAGATGTATCCCAATTTTTTCATATGATACAATTGTAAAGACTACCCGTTCTGTGTGAGATACAGGCACAATGATGCAGCAGTTGTGCGAAAAGTAGGTGATGGGAGCATTTAAATTGTGGGAGACTTCTATAAAAGCCATACAGATATAGTAATGGCGAAGTCACTTCTTAACGGATATAACCGCAGCCTATTCTGTATCCTGGCTCCATAGTATAATAGTAATACACCGTTTTTGTATATCGGGGACGTGGGAGCGTTACCTACTGGAGCCTTTAATGATACGAGATAAAAGACTTGGTTACGATGAAGCAAATGTGTTCTATGATTTCGTTAATTACGGTTTAATATGGGATAACAGAGAATTACATAGTGATCAGATGGAGGTTTGGCGTGTTATATTAGAACGTAACCCAGATCTTAAACTATGGTGGAATAGATTAAGTAACTTCGATCAAGTTGAAATAATGAAGTGTCATACTGAGTAGTTTATACGCAATGATGTAGTAGTTGTGTATTTTTTTATACTGTAATTATAGGAGAATTATGATGCCAGAAAAGAGTGATGGATCTACAGATGTAGCAAGTCGTAGATCAATGGTTATTGGGGTTGCACTGTATAATGGGGATGTTGTTCCTCGTTTTTGTTACGGATGCTTCTATTCTAAACTGAAGGTTGAAGGTGTTGTTGCTATAGAAGCTATTCTTGATCAGCCAAATGTCAAGGAAACATACCAAGCATTTATGGATGCCTTTGGTGAAGCTGCTAGTGATATGGGCCTTGAAGCCGCAGTTGCCGCTGGTGCCGATGCGGAATCTCTTAAGAAGATATCTGAATATAAACAAAATGCACGTAATAAGAAGAGTAGTAGTGGTGGTCAAAATCAAAGAAATCGACCTCCTAGTCGATAGATTCACCCTGTTCGAGGTGTGGTACAGGGCGGGTACTACTAGCATTCTCGTAGTACCCTTTTTAGGAGTTTAAAATGGCAAAAAATAAACATGATACAGGAAGAACTATCACTACACCCAGTTGGTTCGGTAGTCATCAAAGCATGGTTGTAGAAGATATTGATGACAAGATGGTGTTATGTAAGGATGATTATGGGTACTACTCAACCTACAAGACTGACAATGGGTTAGCAGATTCTATGAGGTACTCCAGGAGTAAATCACAAGAGTGATAACTTCAACTATAGAAGATTGGGTTATTAAGGTAAAGGGTACACCCCCGTATATTTTTGTTTACAATGAAGGAATTTTAAAGAAGAAAATAAACATTGAAGAATTTGAAGAATTTGGTATGTCTAAATTTCCTAAAAAGCTTCACATAGCTATAGCTTGTAATATAAAAAATTCTAACACTTACGATAGATTTATGGATAAGTTTTATGAATTCTGGGATAATAGGTTTGCATAAGTGGGACGATAGATTTCTTGAAATGGCAAGGAATATTTCTACTTGGAGTAAAGATCCATCAACTAAGGTTGGTGCAGTTGTTACTGATAATGACAATAGAGTAATCTCTGTTGGGTATAACGGTTTTCCAAAACATGAAGTTGATGATAACCGTCTTACAGATAGAGAAGTGAAATACCAAATGATTGTACATGCAGAAAGAAATGCTATTGAGTATGCCCAGATGGCTCATTGGGATTTAAAAGGTTGTAATTTATTTACCTATCCATTCATACCTTGTTCTATTTGTGCTGAAAAAATAAATAAGTCTGGTATCAACCGTGTTGTTTCACTTGAATCAGATAATGAAAGATGGAATGCCGACTTTCAAATTACAAGAACACTATTTCAAAATACAGAGATTGAATTATTAGAATATCCCGATTATTTTTTTACCTGGAGTTAATATGAATTATAGAAGTACAAATCTAATAGCACTCTTTACAATACTATTATTGTTTGGTTTAAATCTATTTCAATTTGTAATGAACCCCCACGATAATCACAAGATTAGACAGATAACTAAAGTTAATGGTGAAATTTTTGACAACTTTGCTAAACTAACCGAGTTAACAGAACTAAATACTGGAACCATGATGAGTTTTACTCATTATCTTGATAAACATGACCCATCTAAGGGTCAAATTTTAGGATGCCCTGAGTGCGGTAAATTTATACCTTCAACAATACCAAAAAGTGTTTTTGAGGTGCCTCCAGTTGAATTAACTGAGGTTGAAGAAAGTTTAGATCAAATATTTAAAGATGCTAAAGAGGTTAATCATTATATATCTTCTTTAATTTTCACAGAACTTAATCATGATGTAGCCTTGAGGATAACATTACATAAAATGCAACATCCAGGTGAAAGTACTGACGGTTTATATGAGAAGATTTATAAGCCATTATCTGAATATGGAATAGATCCTTCAAGATCGACTACAGTAGAAGAACTTTAAATGAGTATTAAAAGAAGTTATGGTAGAATAGTTTTGCCAGACTCTAGAGATAGTGGTTATTTACTATCTTTACCAAAACGTGTTTCTGGGTTACGGTCATATAGAAATTGGTATAGTAGAGGATGGCATGGCAACCAAGGTTCTGATTCTTCCTGCGTTGGGTATGGGTGGTCACATTGGCTACATACCTCACCTTTTAGACAATTCTTAAACCCAACTGGTATATATAAATTAGCCCAATATCTTGACAATTGGGAGGGTGAAAACTATTTTGGAACAAGTGTTAGGGCTGGAGCAAAGGTTCTTTCGTGGTTGGGTGCTATTGGTGAATATAAATGGACTTTGGATGCTAATGTCATTACTTACCATATTTTAACTACTGGGCCAGTGGTTATTGGAGTACAGTGGTATGAAGGTATGAGTTATCCTAATAAAGATGGGGTAATGTCAATTAGTGGAAAACTTTTAGGTGGACATTGTGTATGTGTGGTGGGATATAACTCAAAAACAGAACTTTTTACTATAAAAAATAGCTATGGTGAAGAGTGGGGAAATAATGGTTATGGTTATCTCTTACTGGAAGATTTACAAACACTGCTAAGTAGAGACGGTGAGGCGTGTGTGGGAATCGAAACGAAATTGTCACCAAAATAGTAAATTTTTCTCTTGACAAAACTCAATCGATAGACTATAATGTATGTGACTTGTTTTTAAATCGGAGGGTATTGTATAATGACTGTTCTAGAATTAGCTGAGGCACATTTACTTAATGTGCAACGTGAGATTCAAGTATTGGTTCAAAAAAGGAATGAAATTAACAATGAAATTGAAAGAATGACCGCATTTCTAAATGAAAGTTCTTCCGTTGTTGGGGAACATAAGGGTACAACAACAACAGAAGATTCTTGAAGTTTGTAAAGTAATCCTGATTTATTTTAAAGGAAAGAAAGATGATGAACGAAAGTATTTGTAGTTTTTATGATATGTTGACGGAACTTCCTAAATGCTACTCATGGACAAGAGAAAATAACAACATTGTTGCTAAGAAGATTAGGGGCACATCCAAAGGGACTGTCTTTAATCCTATTACAGCTGTTGCTAGTAGTCGTGGCCTTGGCACGTATATGAACAACAAGAAGGACACTATGAAGGCTGGTACCCAACTTGGACTGCCTAGAAACTTCACTTCTACTGTTTATGACGCTACTAATGCTAGGTCAAACCGTGGTAATACACAAGTTGTTCGTGGTAGGATTCTTTCAAGGCTTGAATCATAATGAATATGAACTCTTGGACGGGGTGTGGTAGGTTGACACGTGATGCTGAGTTCTCTCATACCACAGGTAAAGGAACCGCTATGTCAAAGTTCCGCCTAGCAATTAATTCCTATAGACAGGGAGAGGAACAAACTATGTTTATGAACATTCTTTGTTTTGGAAAGCTGGCTGAGAACCTTAATGACAAACTACTAAAAGGTAGATTAGTTGCTATAAAGGGACCATTAAAGATTGATGAATACGAGGATACAGAACAAAATCATCGTACCTCAGTCTGTGTTATGGCAGATGAAATTTCACTCGGTCCACCTCCTTCGAATGGTTGATTTCATAAAAGCTTGCTTACACAAAGGCATAAATATATTTTTATGCCTTTGTGTAGCAATTGCTGTTTCGTATTTTTTACAGTATTATTTATATTATTTTAGTTAAGGATTTAAATTATAGGAGATTGGTAGAAATTATGGACTCGGATCAGGCTAGCGATGTAATTGCGTCCGCTATTGTCAGTCTTATTATGTTTTCGGTCTTTATTAGTTTACTATTTTATATCTTCGGTGGATACTCTTTTAATAGTGGTGCATTAAAGGATTTAGAATACATAGAGTTGGGGCGTACTTACAATAGTCCAGGTAGGGACAATTATCATTCATTTTCTCCCAAGGAAAGTGCCCCCAGCTCTTCTGTTGAATTATTTGTTCACCCGTCTGACATAGAGAAGTTTACTAAACCAAAGAAGAAAAAGAAGCCGTCGAAACCCAAGGTTAAGCAACCTGTTAAGGTTAAACAACCCACCTCCCCTCTTGAAGAAGACTGTGTCTTAGCTCTTAAGGCTGTAGGGGTTAAAAAATCAGTTGCTAAAGCGGAGGTTAAAGCTTTCTTTAGTAACAACAATGTAGATACGGTAGAGGATTTTCTAAGAGAATACTTAAAGAAATGAAAGAATATAATGCCAAATAAGAAAGAGAAGTCTCTTTTTGAACAAGTAGATGAATCTATTGCCAAGGTTTTTAAGTACAAAGACCCTAAGACTGGGCAGGTCTTTCAGTATGATCGACCAGGGATTTACGAAAACGAAGGTAGGAAACTAGTACCAATTAATTAGGGGTAAAAATGGAACCAGGAATTTTTAGACGATCTGCTATTAATGCCATGCGTGATCAAGCAATGTCTGACAAAACTAAGGCTGAAACAAGTCTTATTGTAATGCTGGATCATCCAGCGGGAATTGGTGATCATAGTACGGGAGATCTTCATAATAATTTGAATGAAGCTCTATCAAGTCTTGCAGACGCTGATGATAGGTTAGAAGCGTTGCAAAGATTTACTAATGAATTGGACGCTAGAAGGAATTATCAGCATTAGATGATAAATTTATACTGTCCAATCAATGATTTGGGGTATGGTGTTGTATGCTTTAATGTACATAAAGAGCTATCAAAGCTAACAGCGGTATCTTTAACAAAAATCGGAGAACCTCCTAACACAGATAAGGATTTAAATGTTGGAGTAGGATCTCCGTGTTTAAAGATTTGGCATCAGCATGATATGTCTATGCCATCTTGGCACAAGGGTAAAAAGATAGGTTTCCCAATTTTTGAATTGGACACTTTCACAAAGCAGGAGGTAAGTCAGCTCAGTACCGTAGATGTATTATTCGTTCCTTCAGAATGGGCTAAAGGGGTTATAAGAAAGAACGGTATTACTGTGCCTACAGTTGTTATTCCACTCGGTGTTGACACTTCAATATTTAAAAAAGTTGATAGCAATGACCACGGCAACGTGGTCTTCTTTAATTGTGGCAAATGGGAAGTTAGAAAAGGTCATGATGTTTTAATTAAAATGTGGGATAAGTTATCTGAATTACATGACAATATCGAACTATGGATGATGAACTCTAATCCTTTTAATACATATGAAGAAAATGTTAGATGGGAGTCTTTATATAAAAGAGATAACGTTAAGTTAATTTCCAGAGTGGAAATACATCAGGAAGTGTATAATATCATGTCACAAGTCAATTGTGGGGTGTTTCCATCAAGGGCTGAAGGCTGGAATTTAGAGCTACTAGAAATGTTAGCGTGTGGTAAACACGTAATAACAACCAATTACTCTGCTCACACTGAATTTTGTAATACAGATAATTCATATTTAGTAGAAATAGACGAGTTAGAACCAGCATTTGACGATAAATGGTTTTATGGTCATGGTAGGTGGGCTACTATTGGGAATAAACAGATAAACGAGTTTGTATTCCATATGTCAGATTTTATTTCAAATAAATATAACACAGTTAATAATACTGGTATAACAACCGCAGAAGAATATTCTTGGACAAATACAGCTAAAAGGATCATTGAGAATGTTTAGGTTTTTTAAATATTTCTTTAAAAGTGAAGAGGTAGATGAGGAAGACAATACTCTAGAAGAAGAGTTTTGTCTTATATCTTATCATTGTTTTAATAATGGTAATGTTGTTATAGATTATAATTTTAGAGAAAAAGATTTTAACATAGAATTTTTTGCTAAATTTGTTTCATATATCAGCTCAGTAAGTGGGCAGTTAGACCTCTTAAAACAATTAGAGAAAGGATTACAAGAAGAAGGTAAAACAGAACTTTATGATAGTTTTCTAGGACATTTTTTAACCATAAAAGCAAAAGAAATGTCATCTGACGGTAAAAAATTTGAAGATGAACCTTGTATATCGCCCTCGGAGATGTTATAATGGGGGAGTAAGCTAATGTTGGTAAACAAAAAAATAATGTGGCAGAAATATGAAAATGTAATAGAAGATCAAATCAATTCTCCTCTATTAAATGTCATAGCGGGGTCTATGAGTAATAACAACGATAACGAAATAAACCAATCACTAGAATTAGACTCTGATGAAGAAGAATATCATGACGACATTTCTGTTTCACAAAAACTGTTAGTTACTGTTCCAGAAGATTTAAGTAATGAAATATCATTAAGTGCCAATTTTGATTGTTGGGTAGGGCACGCTAATTTCAATATCACTGAATCTATTAGTAACTCTCTTAACAAAGTAAAAGGAGTGGAGGTATTAAAAGTATGTAGTAGATATAGATTCTTTATAGGGGTAGGACGAATGTTTGATTTTGCAGACGTTAGAAAAGGAATTGAGGATGAAATATTAAATGAAAGCTAATAATTTGAACGATAAAATAATTGATGTTATGAAGAATAAGAGTTTAATGAAGGTAGCGTGGAAGGCTGCAAACCAGTTTAAATCAAGCCTGAATGAAGATGATTTAAACACTTGTATTATGCACTCAACATGGAGAGCATTAAGGACATATGATTCAGAAATAGATAACCCCAGTAACTTTTCCACATACCTATATAGGGGTGTTACACTTGAATGTCTTTCTTTTAGAAAAACTAACATCTTTAAAAAGATGTATCCTAGTGAGAGCAAACTTAAACTAGGAAGTTTGTATAAGACACAGGATGACGTAGATATGATTGAGGAAATCGATATGTGTGATGATCCTCAAATTATATATGACAGATTTTATAAAAATATGACATTATCCGAGATAGCAGATGAAAGAAATCTTTCAAAAGAAACTATACGGACTAAAATCAAAAAGAACATAAAAATACTCAAAAAAAGATTAGCATATGGTGTATAATACTTTAGGAAAATAGGATTATACTGGAGCCGGAATTGAACTTATTTAACTTTTTGTATTTGGAGATTTTATTATGGCTACAGTAGCAGCTTCTGGCGACGGTAACGCACCATCAACCGCAACAAACAAAGTAAATGATGGTGCAACTATTTTTCATGGTGGTAACGCAGATACTTCAGCAGGTGTTGTAACAAAAGTTGTTACGATTAAAGAAGCCGCTGATGATGTTGGTAGTGTTATTGGTTCAAAGGTTGCACTTAATGATGGCACTGGTGCTTCAACTACAGACCGAGTAGGTCTGAAAAAAGCAGTCGATGCTGGTCAATTCTCATATAATCCAAGTGGAACAGATTGGGTTATGAGGGGTGGTAATGTAGTTACAACCCTTGCTGGAACAGCATATACTGGTTTTGCAACCCCTGGTGCAAATTACGACGGTGGGGTCAGAGATAATGTTCATGAGGTTAGTGGTACACGTGCCCTTGGTACCAGTGGTACAATTAACTTTTATGCTCAACCAAGTACAGAAATTACCCCTGGATACACCAAAGGCTTGGGTGCAGGAAGTATTACACGATTCGTCGCCCCTTCTGGTACAGGCAGCGTAGCTTCTCTTGACCGAGAAGCAACAACCAGTAGATCCGTTCCCGGTGGACTTGTCTTCCAGTACGGTTCAACTGTGCCTTCTGGTACAAACTATAAGGCTAAAAACTTATTCGAATCGTAAAATTATTGTTGTAATATGTGCCCCATAGTTTTATGGGGCACTTTATTTATTATAGAGAATAATTATGAAGCATATATTATTTATTTTTGCTATAATTGTTACCATTACCTTATTAACGGTTGCTATTTCGCTTACTAGTAATATGTCAAAGGGTGAAAAATTGCCTGTTAAAAACCCAAGTAGATACGTATTATACCACATGGGGGCCAAATGGTGTGCTCCGTGTGTTAAAATGAAAAAAGATGTATGGTCTAAAAAAGATGTTCTAAATTTTTTAGATGACAATGATATAGAGCTTCGCTTAATGGAAGCTACTGATGATAAAGATATGAAGTTAATTTCTTTTTATAAAACAAGGGTATACCCCACTGTTATTTTTATAGAAAGAAAAAGGCATACTGTTCAGCTTTTAAGAGTGGAAGGGTATACTGGTAAAGATTTTGTTGTTAAATTACTTAAAGAAAAAATTAATACAATGGAAAATTGAATATGAAGGTTACCAAGAGAAACGGCGAGATCGAGAGTTATGATGTAGAAAAAATTCATAAGGTTGTTCAGTGGGGAGTCAACGGGTTAAAGGGGGTATCACTATCAGATATAGAAATGAATGCTAATTTATCTTTGTATGATGGTATAAAAACATCTGAAATACACAAGATTATAATTAGATCTGCTAATGATTTAATATCTGAATCAAACTCTAATTACCAATATGTTGCAGCCAAGTTGCTAAATATGTCTCTTCGTAAAGACGTATGGAATGGTAGCAACCCTCCTGATTTGCATCATTTTATTTCCACCAGAATTGATAACGGTATCTATGACCCGTCTATTCTAGATAAGTGGTCGGTTGAGGATGTTAAAAGAATTGAATCTTTTATCCACCATACCAGGGATGAAATGTTTACGTATGCTGGATTACAACAGTTAATTGATAAGTATTTAGTTAAGAATAGATCATCGGGTGAAATATACGAAACCCCGCAATTTGCCTATATACTAATAGCTATGTGTCTATTTGACACAGTGAAAGATGTTAAAAGAGCTTATGATATTTATTCTACATTTAAAGTTAACCTACCTACGCCCATTATGGCTGGTGTACGTACTGTCATTAAGCAATTCGCTTCTTGTGTTCTAGTGGATGTTGAAGATGATCTTGATAGTATTTTTTCCTCTGTACATGCTGTTGGGAAATATACTGCCAGGCGTGCGGGTATTGGGTTGAATATGGGAAGAATTAGACCTATCAATGCCCCAATTAGAGGTGGTGAGGTCATCCATACTGGTATAATTCCTTATCTTAAAAACTTTGAGTCAGCTGTTAAATCAACTTCTCAAAATGGATTAAGGGGAGGGTCTGCAACAGTTCATATCCCTTTTTGGCATTATGAAATTGAAGATGTTTTAGTGCTAAAGAATAACGCTGGAACTGATGATAACCGTGTTCGTAAATTAGATTACTCTATTCAATTTTGTAAAGTATTTTACGACCGACTAATTAATGGTGAAGAAATTACACTTTTTAATCCAGATGAAGTAAAAGGTCTTTATGAAGCATTCGGTAACAATGAAGAGTTTGAGAAGCTTTATATTAAATATGAGAATGCCTACAGTATTAAATTTAAGAAAAAGATTGCTGCACGCAAATTAGCTGAGATTTTTGCCAGGGAAAGATTAGAGACTGGTCGTATATATTCAATGAACATCGATACCGTTAATGAGACGGGTTCTTGGAATATACCAGTTAAAATGTCTAATTTATGTCAAGAGATACTACATCCAACTGTGCCTATTAAGTCAATTAATGATCCTGATGGAGAGATTGGTATCTGTATATTAAGTGCTTTAAACCTACTTGAATTAAACTCTGATGAAGATATTGAAAAATCATGTAGAGTTGCAGTTGAATCACTAGAGGCTGTTATTGATTACCAAGATTATCCAGTTTTAGCTGGTGAAAACTTTACAAAGAAACGTAGGTCTTTAGGTATTGGAATAACCAATCTAGCAGGATACCTCGCAAAGCATAAGGTTAACTATTCTGATAAAGAATCTTTAACACTTGTTCATGATATTATGGAGAAAATTCAGTGGAATCTTCTTAATGAATCCTGCAAAATCGCTGAAAAAAAGGGCCGTTGTGAAGGATATGAGGATACCAAATACTCAAAAGGTCTTCTCCCTATTGATTGGTACAAAAAAACGGTTGACAAACTGGTAAAACCAAAGTATAATATGGACTGGGAGGGGTTACGAAAAAGGATTGCTGAACATGGATTAAGACACTCTACACTGACGGCGGTGATGCCCTGTGAGTCATCCAGCGTGATCCAGAACAGTACCAATGGTATAGAGCCAGTCAGAAGTCTATTAATTCATAAGAAGGCTAAAAACGGCATTCTGAAGCAATTGGTTCCTAATTATCACAATAGAAAGAATTTTTATACAATGGCATGGGATATGCCAAATAACAAATCTGTTATAGAGATATCTGCCGTTATTCAAAAGTTTGTTGATATGGGTATAAGTACTAACTTATATTATAACTATGCTCATTATGAAGGTGGCAATATACCACTGAGTGAATTAATCAAAGATCAAATTCTTGGTTATAAATTTGGGTTAAAGAACTTTTATTATGCTAACACTCCAGATTCAGATGGAGAAACAGAAAAAGATACGGGTTGTGAAGGAGGTGCTTGTGCCATTTAATGTATTAAGTCTTTTTGACGGTATGTCATGTGGCCAAATAGCACTTGATAGAGCAAACATTCCAATAAATAAGTATTTCGCTAGTGAAATAGATAAATATGCAATACAGGTCACAAAAAGAAATTATCCAAATACAATACATCTTGGAGATGTTTGTAATATAAAAGCAAGTGACTTGCCTAAAATTGATCTAATAATGGGTGGCAGTCCATGTCAAGGATTTTCTTATGCTGGTAAGATGTTAAATTTTGAAGACCCTAGAAGTAAACTGTTTTTCGAGTTTCACAGACTGGTAGAAGAATGCAAGCCTAAATATTTCCTTTTAGAAAATGTCAAAATGAAAAAGGAATCCGAAAGCATCATTAGTAGTCATATGAATTGTAACCCAATAACTATTAATAGTAATTTAGTTTCTGCACAAAATAGAAAAAGATTATATTGGACTAATATAAAATGCTCAATACCTGAGGATAGAAATATAAATTGGGGAGACATTAGAGAATATAATGTTGATAGGAAGTTTTACTACTCAGAAAAGGGTTTACAGTGGCTCAAGGGGCAGGAGAAAATAAAGAATAAACCATTAGCGATTTGGAGAGATTCAGAAAAATGTCAAATGATAGAAGCTTCTCATTACAAAAACTATTCATCACAAAGATTTTTTGGCATTAAAGACTCGCATGGTTTAAGGTATATCACCCCACTAGAATGTGAGAGAGCACAGACAATTCCAGATAATTATACTAATTGTGTTAGTAATACACAAAGGTATAAAATGATTGGAAACGGGTGGACTGTTGACGTAATTGCACATATTTTTAAAGGAATTTTACAGTGTGTTTGAATAAAGAAGTTGAAAGTCTATGTGTTAAAATGGAGGATTATTCTGGACTTAAGGTAATACTACATTCTCTTATAAAAAGAGCTAGATCATCATATAACGAAGAAACTTTAAACAAATACTGCTTTGAGATTATGAAGCATTGTGTTTCTGATCGCCAAAGAGGTTGTAATAAGGATGGGCAAAATTTTGAACAGGCTGTTGAGCTTCTGTTTTTAGATTATGACATACCTTATAAACCACAAGTATATCTAAATGACGGAGGAACAATCATTGGTTGGAATCATGATGTTGTAACAAAAGAACAAAAAAGGGCTATGGGAATATTGTCTGGAGCAAAAAAATATACAGTTGACTTTGTAATTGGTGATAATATTAACATAGGTGACAGTGTTTCTGATTATTATATAGTTTCATGCAAAAGAACCATAAGAGAAAGGGGTAAACAAGAAAATAAACTACATCTTAAACCTAGAACATTCTTTCTATTGACTCTTTCTTCGGAAACCGTAAAGGACACACAAATACAATTGGTTTCAAGTAATCCAAACATGAAGAAAAACAGAAAATGTATCGATTTTAATTTGTTCTTTTCCCGTATGAGTAATGAATTTAAATAGAAAAATATAATGAGTAAGATAATTAATAACCCTTACAAAACACCAAAATCAAATGTTATTTATGATCACGATACTAAAAGACGTTTTATAAAAGAATTAACACAAGACCTTACAATCTTGTTTTGGGTATTATTTTCTGTCTCCATGTTTATACTTGGACTTACTATAGGGATACTTTGTTAATGCAGACCCTGTTGAATAAAATTAATGTTGACTATATGAAAGAGCCACTGTTTTTAGGCAGTGATCTTGGTCTACAGAGATATGATCGTTTTAAATATCCCGTTTTCTTTGATTTGTTTAAAAAACAACGTGAGTTCTTTTGGTCGCCAGAAGAGATAGAATTGAAAAAAGATAGAAATGACTTTAAAGATAGTAATATAATGTCTGAAAATGACAGGTTTATATTTACATCAAATTTAAAATATCAAACAGTTATGGACTCTGTTATTTGCCGTGGTGTACCAACGCTGTTAGAGTTTTGTTCTAACCCCGAGCTAGAAGCTAGTATGAACACTTGGCAGTTTTTTGAACAAATCCACAGCTATTCTTATACCTATATCATTAAAAATGTTTACAGTGACCCAACAGAGATTTTAGATAGTTGTCTTACTGACCAAGAAATATTAAAGAGAGCAGAAATTGCTGTTAAGGAATACGACTCTCTTGAAAAAATAGCAAAAGGTAGATCCCACAAAGATATTAGAAAACAGATATATATGACCCTTATCAGCGTTAATATTCTTGAGGCTGTTAGGTTCTATGTATCATTTGTTTGTGCTTTTGCGTTCGCTGAAAACAAGAAGATGATTGGTAATGCTGATATTGTTAAATTGATTAAACGTGATGAGGCTTTACATTTATATAATACCCAAGAGATTATTAAAATTCTACACTCAGTTAAGGATGAGGGTTTTGTAGAAACTGCCAGTGAATGTGAAGAAGATGCCTGTAAAATGTTTGAATCTGCTGCTAAAGAAGAAAAAGAGTGGGCTTCATACCTGTTTAAAGATGGTAGTCTTCTGGGACTAAATGAAACGGTTATGCACCAATATATCGATTGGCTTTGTATGTCCAGACGTAAGACTATTGGGCTTCCTTATGACAACGTGGGTAAGAATCCAATAGCTGGTTGGACAGATCCGTGGATGAATTCTGAATCTGTTCAAGTTGCTCCACAGGAACACGAGATTACAAGTTATAAGATTGGTGCGAGTACTAATGATCTTGAGGATATGGACTTTGGAAATTTGCTTTGATTATATCCATAGACTTTACAACGGACCCATAAAACTTATTCTCAAGAGGTGATAATATGAAACGTAGACATTTTATACAGGTAGGTAGCTTAGGCTTACTGTCTGCTAATCAAGTATTATTCGCACAAGAACAAAATAGCACACAGCACAAGGCCGTCATTAATATTTTTCTCGCCGGTGGACCTCCACACCAAGATATGTGGGATATTAAAGACCAGGCACCAAAAGAGATACGAGGTGAGTTTAATCCTATCTCAACCAGTATTGCGGGTATACAGATAGGTGAGTGTTTCCCACAGATAGCGGCGATGTTTGATAAGTTTACGGCTATTAGATCTATTACGGGTTGTTCAGGGTCGCATGACGCATATCAATGTGTTAGTGGTTGGTCAAGAAAAGATAAAGTATCAGGTACTGGTTATCCAGCTATAGGGTGTGTATCATCCAAAGTACTTGGATCAACCCATGTATCAGTGCCAGCATGTGTAGGTCTTACTGATGGTACTGGTCATAAACCTTGGTCAGAAGCAGGTTCTCCAGGCTATCTTGGTGATCAACATAAACCGTTTAAACCAAACGGTGAAATGATGGATGACCTTATATTAAATATTGAGAGTGCTAGATTGAATGACCGTAAGAGTCTACTTGGGCTGGTTGGAAAGAATTCAGCAGAGATCAATACAAAGCTATTTACAGAAGAATCGTTCTCCGTACTGAATACCAGTAGGTTGGTAGATGCCCTTGACATAACAAAAGAAGACCCACGGGTTAGAGCCCGGTATGGAACGGGAAAACCGTTTAAGTATACGTATGACGGTGCTCCTACAGACAATGAACAACTGTTGATTGCCAGAAGATTAGTAGAAGCGGGTGTTAGATCTGTAACACTATCATACGGTCGCTGGGACAGTCATGGTTCTAACTTCGACCTGGTGAGAGATCACGGCGGTAAGTTAGACCAGTGTGTTTCTGCGTTGGTAACAGACCTTGATGAGCGTGGTATGCTTGATGATGTAATGGTTGTTGTCTGGGGTGAGTTTGGTAGAACTCCTAAGATCAATAAGGGTGCGGGTAGAGATCACTGGCCGCAGGTGAGTTGTGCATTACTGGCGGGTGGTGGATTAAATCACGGCCAGGTTATTGGATCGACCAACAAACTTGGTGAACATGCTGTTGACAGACCTATTCATGTACAAGAGGTATGCGGAATGATGTATCGAGGATTAGGTATAGAACCAGACACAACTACCATTATAGATAATACTGGTAGACCACAATATTTATTAGAACATAGAACGCCCATACAGGAGTTAGTCGGATGATAAGTAGAAGATCTGTACTTAAGGGTGGAGCTGCTTCATTGTTTTTACCTATGAGTTCATATGCCTCTGAAGTAGCTGAAGCTTCTGATAAGTCTCTCATTATCGTCTTTCTAAAGGGTGGTCCTAGTAGTATCGATATGTTTGATATGAAACCAAATGCTCCTCTTGAATACCGTGGAGATTTTAAGCCAATTTCAACATGTGTACCCGATATACATATCACAGAACATCTTCCTCTACTTACACAGCAGCAAGATAAATTTTCTATAGTTAGATCTATGTCACATAGTGATTCTAATCATGGGCCTGGTAATCACTATATGTTGACCGGGTATAAGGCTAGTCCAACATTTCAATCTAAACAAATACCAAATAATCACAACCCATCTTTTGGTTCGATTATTTCGCATGAAAAGGGTGGTATCGGGTCAGTTCCAGCCTATATCTGCTTACCCGCTATGCACAATAGCGGTGGTTCTGCATATTTAGGACCACCACACGCTCCATTTGTGATCGCGTCAGATCCAAATGCACCAAGCTTTTCTGTTCCTGATCTTGTGTCTCCCAGAGGTATAACATCTGATAGATTTTCAAAAAGGGAGCAATTGAGGGGCAGTATAGCTAGATACCAAGGAAGTAAAGAAGCTGCAGCAAATCGTAAGGCAAATAGCTTTATTGAATTTAGAGATGCGGCTAAATCGCTCATGCTATCAAAAGAAGCCAAACAAGCATTTGACATTGAGCGTGAATCAGCTAAGATGAGAGAACAGTACGGCAGAACTACTTTGGGGCAAAGTTGCTTAATGGCTCGCCGTCTTGTTGAGGCAGGAGTTCGTTGTGTTACTATTAAGCATACTGATTGGGATACACATAATGAGAATTTCCGATTACTTAAAGATGAATTATTACCACCATTAGATTCTGCTATTTCTACTCTGTTTGCTGATCTTGCAGATCGTGGCTTATCAGAGAAAACCTTAGTATTAGTAACTGGAGAATTTGGTAGAACTCCAAAGATTGATGGAGGAGCTGGAGGTCGTGGACATTTTCCGGCAGCATTTAGCTTATTATTAAGTGGTGGTGGATTAAATTCAGGTGTATGTGTGGGAGAAACTGATAAAACTGGGATGTCTTGTGTGGGTGGTTGTTATACCCCAGAAGATTTAGTGGAAACTATCTTAACATCTTTAGATATTGATACTCACCAAGAACTTCATTCCGCTGAAGGTAGACCTTACGGTATGGTCAATGGCGGACAACGTATCAAAGAACTATTTTAAGGAGAACGATTATGAAAATTTTAAAACACTTTACTCTAACAGTGATTGTAGTGACACTATTTATTGCTGCATCATCTCGTGCATCTGCACATCCAAGAATTCGCAGTGGATTCTTCTTTCATTCACGTCCTATGTGTAATGATTATTATGGTCCTGTTTATAGACCAGTACCGTGGAATTTTGGTTATTATAGGAGTCGTCCCAGTAGAGGGTTTGATCTTAATTTTTCTCCTGGTAGATTTGGTTTTACGTATGAATCCAATAGAGGTCGTCGCCGTCACAGACGTGATAATGAGCGACGTGGTGAACGACGTGGTGAACGACGTAGTAACCGACGTAACAACAATTAAAAGACTGCACAAATGAAAACATACGTAGTATACTACAGGGAATACGGATGGAGAGACGATGGAGATCATCATATAGTATCAATCCATAAGACAATGGATGGTGCGGAAAAGGCTAAGGAAAAATCTCAAGAAGAAGACCGTAAGTATGTCGGCGGTGATGAAATTTGGGATATTCTGGAATACAAGTTAAACGATTAAAAGGAAAAGTAAATGACAGTTCAGCTAACTGAAGCCGCTGCAATCGAAATTCAGCGTATTATCGAAGATCAAAAGAACGAGGATCTAAAATATGTCCGCGTTGGTGTAGTCGGTGGTGGATGTAGTGGTTTCCAGTATGCCTTTGACTTTACTGATAAATACGATGATAAAGCAGATGTGTTTCGGGAACAGCATGGTGTTGGTGTTGTTGTAGATAAGAAAAGTGATCTGTTTCTGGATGGAACAACTGTTGACTTCTACTCAGGACTTGATAAGCGAGGCTTTCAGTTCGATAACCCAAATGCCGCCAAATCTTGTGGTTGTGGTAGCAGTTTTTCTGCGTAACACAGGACTCCAATTAAGGAACTGTAGTAAATGCCGATAGATTCAGATGAAATTGAGAGATTAAATCATGTGTTTTCACAGTATACAGGACATTTTTCAAGTGGAATTTTTTCAGGGGACAACAAATTGATACCAAAAGATCAAATTAGTAGGACACAGCAGTTGTTAAAAGGTGGGGATATGTATGACATTAAAAGTGTTAACTATAGTGTTGGAGACAATAGTGTTGATACACAATACTATCCTACAGTAGAAACATCTGTTTATAAAATGTTGAAAGTTAAACGGTTGTCAGAACACGCGGTTATTCCTACTAAGGCATACGGCGATGCTGGTTGGGATTTGTATTATAGTGGTGAAGGTATGACTATCATAACTGGAAGTAGGTCTACATTAGAAACTGGTCTGGCAATTGAAATCCCGTATGGTTATGTAGGTCTTATTTGGCCACGCTCTGGACTTGCTGTAAAAAAGGGTATAGATGTATTTGCTGGTGTAATTGATTCATCATATCGTGGAGAAGTAAAGGTTTGTTTATACAACACTGGAAGAGAATATTATGAAATAAATAGAGGTGATAGAATTGCCCAAATACTATTCCAGCGGGTTCCAGAGTTTGAATTAATCGAAGTTGACAAGTTAGACAACACGGAAAGAAATGAGGGGGGTTTTGGTAGCACAGGCAAATAAACTTGGAGATTCAATGAAACGACGGTCTAAGAAGACTAGCTCTAGTAACATTTCTCAGAAAATCACTCCTTTAACAGCAAAAACAGACAATCAGGTAGACTATATAACATCTATTATAGAGAATGACGTAATATTTTGTACTGGACCAAGTGGTTCGGGAAAAAGTTTCATTTCGGCTGGAATTGCTTCTCAGCACCTATATCACAATGAAATAGATAAGGTGGTGATTACTCGCCCCTTAGTGTGTGCAGGTAAGGATATAGGTTCTTTACCAGGTGAATTACTAGATAAGATTGCTCCTTACTTGATGCCTATGCAGGAGCATTTCAGATTCTTCTTAGGTCAAGCTTATTATGGTCATTTCTTTAATGATAGTAAGATAACTTATCAACCGTTAGAAGTTATGCGTGGCTCTACTTTTGATAACTCTTATATGATATTAGATGAGGCACAAAACTGTACCTTTGATCAAATTAAAATGTTTATTACCCGAATGGGGAAAAATTCTAAAGTTTTAATTAACGGTGATGTAGATCAAACAGATATAAGAAATAGAAGCGGATTATCTATTATTATAAATAAGTTAAAGAATATCAAAGGGGTTGGTGTTGTCACTTTGGATTATAATGATATCCAGAGAAATGGTATTTTAGGTAGAATTTTGGCAGCACTGGAGAATGACAATGATCAATTATGATTATGTTTGTAATAACTGTGGTTACGAAGTTTTAGATGTAGAACAATCTATAAAGGATAAGGCATTAAGACATTGTCCAGATTGTAACAAAGACGGTTTACAGAGAGTTATTTACGGTGGCTCAGCATCTTTTATTAAAAAAGAACCCACAACTGTCGGCCAAATGGTAGAGAAATGCACCAAAGAGAGAAAGAATAAAATGGGTTCTGACTGTGATAAAAAAGAAACAAAGACTGTTGGCAACCCTCACTTAACTGCAAACAACTCTGAAATAAAGAAGATGAATAAAAAGAAATTAGAAAGATATATAATGGAGGGTAAGAAGTGAAGTTTATATGTAAAGATGATGTTATTTCTGACAATAAAAAAGAAACTTGGTTTAATATTAACGGTAAAGAAATCTCTGGAGATAATGAGAAGTTCTTTTCTAAGACGATAGAGCAAGAAGGACGGTTGTACTATTACGTTAGAACTCATGATAATAATCTATATGATCCAACTGGTATGTATAGTAAAAGGGGTTCTATCCCTTTGGTTATGACTAAGGTTTCAAAGGGAACTTTTGATTTCTATATGTTATATCTAACAACTAAGAATAGTTTGTATTTTACAAGAGCAGAAAGAGGGTTTTTAAATGACTAAAAAAGGACCGCTGAGTAAGGTTGAAAAATTTTACATACAAGAACGTTATAAAGAAGAAGGTATAGATACTTTAGCAAAAGAATTAGATAGACCGAAGGCTTCTATTAAGAGACATATTACAAAATGCAAAGACGGTGAAAATGAAAAAATTGAAAACCAATTTACTGTTGGTGCTCAATTTGCTACTTCTAATGGTGCTGTCATTATGACACAAAACGCTTCTGAAATGAGTGATGCCGTTAGGGGAACTACTAGAAATATTACAAGTCGTGAAGCCAAATGTGTAACAACAACGAATAAAAAAAATGAATAAAAATGAATAAATCGGGCTTCTATGAGCCTACTTACCCAATCATAGAAAAACCCGTAATATAGGCATAGCAGAGATTGGTAGCTTAACTACTTCCCCACTGAATTGTGGTACACACGTAGACGTTGTTATAATTGCTATTTAGGACTGGTTCGACTCCCAAATGCTCCACTTTTTCTCGCTTATTCTGTTATTTTATAAAATATAGTGAACGATTAGGAATGAAAGAGGCTATTAATGGCAGAATCAAAGGATAGAATAGAATGCGGTTGTGGTTGCGGTAAGACACATAACGAGAAAGATAAATTTGGCCGTAAGAGGAAGTTTATCCGTGGTCATAATGGCCGTAAATACCCACATGGCGATAAAAACGCCAAACACAAGGCTTGGGTTAAGAAGAATTCAAAGCAGAGAAAACTTAATAGGAGAGCTAGGTATCGCCAAAGAAAGGTCTATTTAATGTCTTTATTCGGCTGCAAATGTGAATATTGTGGTTATGAATACAATGGTGATAATTCAGCCGCTTTTGATTTTCATCACAGAGACCCTAAAACTAAAAAGATAAGTGTATGTACCGCTCTTGAGAGTTCTCTAAAAGACTTAGTGGAGGAATGCAAGAAATGCGATTTGATATGCTCCAATTGTCATAGAATTCTACACGCGAGAGAATAAAATGAATAAAAATGAATGGTTAAAATCGTATAGAAAGAATAAGACAGCCATTTGGATAAATGTCAGATTAACAAATGGTGAGGAATTCTACTTCGATGAATTTGACGGGTGGAGATCTACTAAAATAAAATGTGATAACGAAAATATATTTATAGAAGAGTTGTCATTGCAATTTAGATCACACGAGGTTAAAATAGATGTAGAAGGGGCAGAAGCATTTTATCTGATAAGGTCTGTTATGGGGCAAATGGGCGGCAAAAGTAAAAATTATTATACGACGGGAGTTCTAAAAGATGGTGTTGTTCATAAAAAGATGTGGATTGTACCAGAGTTAATAGTTGAAAAAGAGTTTGATGATAATATAGAGGAATGCTTTGAGGAAGCACTGATTTATGACCAGAGAAAGAACCGATAAAAGTAAGTATAAACATCATACCACTGGTGAGTATTGTACTTGTGCTGCTTATATTGCCGAGAGAATGTGTTTGAATCACGCACAGTATAAAAATATTGGTTCTTTACCTTATAAGTTTTGGAATACCAAGAGTTGGAATTGGTCTTTCAAAAAACAAATAACATTAGCTAATAGATTGATTAATCAATACGGTGAAACTCCTGTTATCAAAGCAGTTTTATCAAAAGAATTTGAAAGGATATTCTCTCTCAATAACAAAAAGGGGATATCTATTATAAAGGGTTATTTTAATCAAAGGGATTTAAAGGTTGATATTCCACCTCCAGAGATTATAGAAAACCCCACATTTAGAAGTACATCATTTAAAAAGAAAAGTGCCCTAAGTAGAATTAGAGAAATAGAATTAAATGGCAAAAAAGAAGAAAGTAACTAAGTTTGATGAACAAATATTCAATGATATCTGTACCGAATATGGAGACATTATCAAAAGAGGAAGTGAAATTCTAGATGATATGGAAGATTATAAAGTACTAAGTGTTTCTCCTGCAATTGACATAGCATTAGGAGGGGGTTTAAAGGAAGGCACCTGTGTTATTATTACGGGCGATCCTAAGACGGGTAAGAGTACTACAGCACTTCATTTTGCAGCAAAGGCACAAAAAGCTGGTAAACATGTTGTATATTACGATGTAGAGGCAAGGCTTGAAAAGAAGAATTTTAAAGTAAAAGATATTGATACACACGCCTTGAAGGTTTTTGGTCCTACGTCTAGCAACCCTTTGATTACAGCAGAACAATATTTAAATGCAGCTGAAAAAATTATAGCTGATATGAAAGACTTAGTATTAATAGTTGATTCCACCTCCTGTATGGTTCCAGCGGCGGAACTACTGGAAGAATTAAAAACGTCTGTTAGGTCAGGTATGCCAAGGCTGTTTTCAATGTTTTTAAAAAGAATATCAGGAAACATTAGAGCAAACAAAGCTATTGTTATTTTTATAACTCATAATATAACAAATACTAGTGGTATGGGGTATGGACCAAAGAAAAACTCTGATGGTGGTGTTATGTTACAATATCAAGCTAGTACAAACATGATAATTACACATAACACAAAATGGGAATCTAATGGTTCTAATGTTGGACAGGGTGTTCAATGGACTATAAAAGCATCTGCCGCTGGCGGATTTCCAAAATCAAAAGCAGAGAGTTGGTTACGATATGGTGAAGGTCTTGATGAAGGTAGAGAGATAGCTTTTCTTGCTGTTGATCTAACACTAATTAAGAAAAGTGGAACATGGTATACTATTCAATACGCTATTGATAATCTTGATCACAAGGCTATTAAAAATACATTAACAAATAATAACATTGACCCTAAAGATAAAGATAAGGTTAGTGCATTCTTTAGGGCACAGGGTATGGATAACCTATCTGATATTATTAATAATAACCCAGAGTTATCGGAATTTTTATATGACAAAATTAAAGAAATAACTAATACATGAAGGTGTATGGATTAAACGGTAGAGAATATAAAATTAGTTTAAATAAATATTTAGTCTGTGGTGACACTGGTAAATCAAAATATCACATATTAGCTAGAGGTCTTATAAATGAAATATTTAACGGATTTATGGTTTTAGAAGAGGTTAAACTACCAGGTATAAAGGCCCCAGGGGTAAAATCATCTCTTTTTTTGGACTTTTTTATCCCAAATATGAAAATAGGGGTTGAAATTCACGGCGAACAGCACTATAACTATATACCCTTCTTCCATAAAACCGTGTCTGGCTTTTACGACTCAAAAAAAAGGGATGCACTTAAAATTGAATGGTGCGAATTAAACTCTATAGAACTAATAGAACTAAAATATTCAGATAGCATTTCAGTGTGGAAGAAACAACTTGAGCGAACATAGTTATACAGAGCAGCAATTAATAGATTTCTTAGATAGAATAGATGAATATCTTCAAAATAAAAATCTAGGAGAGAAAACATACTCTGATGAATATAGATTACCAGAAGAATTAGAACTTGACGGAGTTAGACAATTAACACAGGATGATTGTTTTAATTATGCATTCTTGCTTTCTAATTATGCCGACTATGTAACATCAGAGCGGGCAAAGCAAGAGACGGTGGTATTATACTGTGATAATTCCTTAAATAAAATAGTTGCAAGAGAATATACTAATGTTAATATTTATGGCAGTCAAGATTTAAAGGTAGAAATTATATGCAGAGAAAATGATGTAGCACAACAATTGCTACGATTTAAAGCTGTTGCACAGTCAAGAGTTTTGTTTTTAAAAAATAAAGAATATAACATTAGAAAAAAAATAGATTGTTTAATAGAGAAAGGTAAAAGAAAATGTTAGATGATTTTGTAAATTCACTATCTGCTGAACAAAAGGAAGCGTTAGCTAAATTACTCGTAGAAACATCTACTGAAGATGATTCGAAATCAGAAGCAACTGCTGTTATTGATGTTCAAGAAATTAAGAAAAATGATTTTAGTGTAGGTGAAAATTTTAAAGTTACTAGAACAATGAAAGAAAGAGGGGATAGAAAAGTGAGAGGCAAGAAGAACCGATGGGTAGATACAGGTTCAAACCACGGTGACGATAGAGACCTTGAAACGCCAGATTACAAACCAACTCCAAGAAATAGGCAAAAGCCTAATAAAATGGAGGTAGAGTGTCACATTTGCGGTAAAACGTTTCATGCTGACCCTAAATTTGTGTATGGTGAATATCATAGATGCCACAAATGTACTGGTAGATAATAGATAGAAAAAAAATGTCTAACGAGTTATCGGACGTTGGAGCCGAGAGAGCGGTATTAGCGGGACTGTTCTCACACGGTATCGATTCGTATATTGAAGTATGTGATTTGCTTAGTTGTGATAGCTTTGTACATAAAAATAATCAGGTAGTATATAAGTGTATTGAGAAGGTTTTTCAGAGTGAAGCTAAGCTTGATCTTCCGACAATACTATCCTCTGCTGAACAATTAAATTTATCTGAAATTGTTAATTCTACCCAAGAGTTAGAGTATATCAACTCTTTAATGGAATTTCCAATTAATAAGAATAATGTCCCTTACTTTGCCTCACAGGTTAAAAAGTTTGAGTTCGCAAGAAAGATCAAGAAGTTAACCAAGGGTATCTATACAGATATCGATAAGATTAACGGTGATGAAAGTATTGATCAAATTATCCAAATACTTGAAGATCCCATTACGGATTTTCTTAGAGAGGATGATAATGACAATAAGTCTGAAACACTCGGAGAAGGCTCAGACGAATATTTTGATTTTCTTGTTAACAACCGATGCGATCAAATAGGTATTGCTACCGGTTATCCTAGATTTGACGCTGCTATTGGCGGTGGTCTTAGAAGAAAGTGTGTTGATCTTGTTTCCGCCAGACCTAAGTGTGGGAAAAGCCTTTTTGCTGACAATGTAGCAATTAAGGTTGCTAATGACGGTATCCCTGTATTAATGCTTGATACGGAAATGTCTAAAGAAGATCACATGAACAGGATTATTGCTAACCTAAGTGATATTCCAATCAATGATATTTCTACTGGTAAGTTTGCAGAAAGTGATTATAAAAAATCGTTAGTGGCTAATGCTATAGAAAAAATAAAAAGTCTTCCTTATTCATATTCAAGTGTTGCTGGAGCACCATTTGAACAAATCTTAAATATTATTAAAAGGTGGGTCATTCAAACTGTTGGTAAAGATGAGAATGGTGCAACTAATAAATGTTTAGTTGTTTATGATTATCTTAAACTAATGTCTTCTGGGTCTATTTCTCATCACATACAGGAATACCAAGCTTTGGGATTTCAAATTACAGAGCTTCACAACCTTGCTGTAAAATATGATTTCCCATGCCTGTCGTTCGTTCAGTTAAATAGGGACGGCATTACAAAAGAGTCAACTGATGCAGTTAGTGGATCTGATAGACTCGTTTGGTTATGCACCTCTTTTTCTATATTTAAACTAAAGTCTGCTGAAGAGATTGCTGAAGACGGCCCCAGGGCTGGTAATAGAAAACTTGTTCCTATTACTGCAAGACATGGTCCTGGTATGGATGATGGTAATTATATCAATATGAACATGCAGGGTGAATATTCAAGGTTAAAAGAATTAAGAACTAGAGATGAATTTAGATTAAGTCATACAGTAGAAGGGGCAATTGACGGTGCGGAATTACCTGTAGAGGAATAGTTATGAAAAAAGAAACGGGTGAGTTTGAAACACACTATATTGTTAATGATGAAGGTGTACCATATGTTACATGGTCTATATCACCAGAAAAATCTGGCTGGAAATGTGAATTATTTGGTAGCACTAATTGTAACTTTGCTTGGTATCCAGACAAGGGGTGTGTTCCCAATTGGTTTGTAAGATTTTTTATGAGAATATGTTTTGATTGTAAGTGGACAAAGGAAAGTTGATGAGTATATGGTTAATTATTATTGCAACAATATGTTATTTAATAACCGCTGTTGACAACTTCTTTCATGATGATTATCCTCATACATTAATGTGGTTTAGTTATGCATTGGCAAATTCTGGGCTTATATGGTATGAATACAGTAAAAACTAAGAAACATTTTGATCTTAATAAAATTAAGAATATTGTTTTTAAAGATATAGATTTATTACTAAAACGTTTAGATTTAGAATATGAAACAGAGAATGATAATGTCTTTATGTGTTGCCCAATTCATACTGGCAGCGATAACCCTAAGGGTGTGTCAATTTCTAAGAATAACAGGTATTGGAAGTGTTGGACTAGGGGTTGTGAGATTGATTATGGTTCTGATATTTTTGGGTTTGTAAGAGGTGTGTTATCAAAATACAATGACGAAGCAAGCTTTGTTGACGCTCTAAACCTTGTTAAAAGGGTTTATGGAATAGATTCTAATAGTGGCAAATTTAAAGTTACTATTAATAACAATAGTAACAATAATGAACTGTCTAGTATAGTAAAGATATTTAATAAGTCAGAAACAGAAGATAATAGCAATATAGAAGTTAATAGCGTTAGAACAATTGGAAGATCAAAATACTTTGAACAACGTGGATTTTCACCAGACACTTTAAAACTTTTTGGTATTGAAGATTGTGAAGATAAGAGTTTTGCTATGTATCACAGATCTGTCATTCCGGTACATTCATTTGATGGTAATTTAAAGGGATTAATAGGTAGATCTAATAAACAGTATTTATTACCAAAATATATCTATACAAAAGGATTGAGAAAATCGTATTATTTATATAACCACCATAGAGCAATTGACACTGCCCTACAAAAACATTGTTTTTTCATTACAGAGGGGCAAGGTGATGTTTGGAGACTGTACGAATCTGGTGTTGTAAACGCAATTGGGCTTTTAGGTAGAGATCTCTCAATTCACCAAAGAGATAAATTGATCAGAAGTGGTGTAACCACACTGGTTGTTCTAACAGATAACGACCAGTCTGGGAAAGAATCAAAATTGAAAATATATAGAGATTTAAACAGAATGTTTAGAATTATCTTCCCCAAGATGACTAAGAAGGATATAGGGGAGATGAGTGTTGAAAAAGTTGTAAATGATATTCTTCCACAGGTAAAAGGATTATATTGATGGGTAAAGTTATTGGTTTTGCCGGGAACAAACAGGCTGGAAAAAATACAGCAGCTAATGTTCTACACGGAATTGTACTAAAAAAGAGAGGCATGGTTAAAGATTACACCCTTGGTAATAACGGTGAATTGTTGATTAAGGTTATTGGTGGTAAAGACGAGTGGAGTGTCTTTGATGTAACCAGAAAAGACGATGATTTTATTGAATATGCTGAATCACAAACGTGGCCTTATATTAAAATATACAGTTTCGCTGATTCTCTTAAGTGTATTGGTAAGGAACTGTTTAACATTCCTTATAAGTGCCTATACGGTACTGATGAACAGAAGAATCAAACAATTGATCACTTGCTGTGGGAGAATATGCCAAGGGTTATCAGCCGTAGATATGTAATGGAGTATGATCTACAATTAGAACAGTTCTCTGGATTGGGTTTAATTTATCATAAACCAGGTCCTATGACCGCCCGTGAGTTTATGCAGTTTTTCGGAACCGAGGTTATGCGTAAAATGTGGGAACCCGTTTGGGTTAACAATACTATAAAGAGGATTCAAGAAGAAGATTCCGAATTGGCAATAGTTGCAGACGTTAGGTTTCCAAATGAAGTTACTAGCCTACAGGATATTGGCGGAAAAGTCTATTGGCTTAATAGAAAGATGTACAATGATACTCATGGTAGTGAAAATGTGTTAAACCCAGAAAATTATGATCATAGTAATTTTGATGGTGTAATTGAAAATAAAGGTGAATGGCACACGATTGAAAGCTTAAAAGAGAAAATAGAATTACTTTATGAAGGAAAACTATGATAGTAACATACTTAAGGTCGTCGTCATATAACAACTGGCGTTTTTGTGAAATGCAATACTTTATAACTTATGTACTTGGTTATAGAGCGGACTCAGGAAAAGCGGCAGAGGCTGGTACAACTATTCATAAGGTCATGGAAATCTTAGCGTTTCTTAAACAGTTTCAACAGAATAATCCTAAAAGAAAATTTCTTGAAATTGATGACGATGTAGCTGGTAAAATTAAGGTTAAAGTTTCAGAATTTGAGAGTGAAGAATTTATTGAGAGTTTAATAGATAAGTGTTATATAGAATACACCTCTCAATCAAAACATCATTGGACAAAAGCTGATCGTAAGAAAGCGTCTCGATGGACTTGGTTGGGTTTAGATTATAATAAGAGACAGTTTGATCCACGTATTAGAAACATTGTTGAACCAGAACCACATTTTGATATCATGATAGATGAACCGTGGGCTAAATTTGAATATGACGCTGACGGTGAAACAATTTCGGGAAATCTAGCAATAAAGGGAACGATTGACCTTGTAACCAAGGTTTCAGATAATACGATAGAGGTGATCGATTACAAAACTGGGCAGCGTAAAAATTGGAACGACAATCCCCCAACTGTAAAAACCTATGAAGATTACAAGACCGATGCACAGTTATTACTTTATTACTATGCTATTTCTCATTTGTTTCCAGAATATGAACATACGATTATGACGGTTTTCTGGGTTAGAGACGGTGGACCGTTTAGTATGTGTTATGATAAATCTGATAGAGATATGTTTCTTGGTATGTTAAAAGATCGGTTTGAAGAGATTAAGAATAATTCAAATCCTAAACCCCTATCAGTAGACCGTAGGGGGTTTAAATGTGAGAAACTCTGTCACTTCTGTAAGAATAAGTGGGAGGGTTCAGACAAGAATATGTGTCAATATATTGGTGATCATCTTGATAAGCACGGTATGGACAAGACTATTGTAGAACTTTCTAAGCCCGGCCACTCAGTTGGTTATTACCAAGCACCCGGTTAAGAACACTTATGAAAACCCGTTACTATTAACCGATTTTTATAAAATGCAGAAATTAGACAAAGGATTAACTAATGTGGTTTCCACTTCTTAATTATACTCACTATTCATTACAACGTGGTTATTCAAAACCAAAAGAGATGGTTAAAAAATGTGTTGATAACGGGTATAAAGCCTGTGGGATTTGTGATTACAAAACCCTATCTGGAACAGTTGCATTTTATCAGGCTTGTGTAGAAGCGGGTATTAAGCCAATTATTGGCGTTTCGTTTGGTAATTATTTTCTTTTTGCTAAGAATAAAAAAGGTTGGTTTGATCTGATTAAAATTGTGTCCACGGTTAATAATAATGGTAATGAGGATAGAATTACCGTCAAGTCTATCATGAGTGATGGTAATCTTATCCACCTTAGTGAAGAAACAGAAACCTTGGATTATGTTCCAGCACCAAGTTATTACACAAACCGTGAAGATGCTAAATTGCACAGGATAATGTTAGCATCCAGGATGAAGACAACAGTTCCAAAGATTCAAAAGTTATTACAAAAAAATGAAAGATTTGAAAATGAAGATTTCTTTCGTTGTGATGACTTCTTTCTTCGTGGTGTTGATGAGTCAGAAGAATTAACAGAAGATTATCGGCGTAATATAGAAGCTAACCTGGATAGTATATACAAAGTTTGTGAAGAGTATAATATTCTTAGTAAGCCTATGCTTCCAACATTTCCTACACCCAATAGACAGTCTGAAAAAGAATATCTAAAAGAACTATGCAGGGATGGTTGGCGTAATATCTTACATAAACAGGGTAAGGTAACAGATCAAGATGATAAAGATAAATATCATAAAAGGTTTATGTACGAGTTTGATATTATTGAGAATGCGAATCTTTTTGGTTACTTCTTGATTGTTCAGGATATTATTCGTTATGTTGAAAGTCAGGGGTGGATGGCAGGACCAGGGAGAGGTTCAGCTGCGGGATGTTTAATATCTTACATGTTAGGTATTACGAAAATTGACCCTATCCAGTATGACTTGTTATTTAGTAGGTTTTATAATGCTGGTAGAAATACGGAAGAACATATTTCACTTCCAGATATTGATATGGATGTTCCAAGTGATAAGCGTGACGAAGTTATTGAGTATATAAATAAAAGATACGGGCACGACAGGGTTAGCCAGATGATTACATTTGGAAGGCTACAAGGAAGAAGTGCTCTTAAAGAGGTATTAAGAATAAACGATGTTTGTGGTTACGTGTTAATGAATGAAATCACAAGTAAGTTTCCACATGAGGCAGATATTTCAGATCAACTTCAAGAAATGGATGAAGAAGAACGTTCTGTTATTATGTGGACATTAATTAATGATCCTGAAGGATTACGTGATTATTGTTATCTCACAAAGGAAGGTAAATTAGAAGGTGATTATGCAGAATATTTTCAACAGGCAATTGATTTAGAGGGTACATTTAAAACACAGGGTAAACATGCCGCTGGTGTTGTTATATCAAAAGAACCTTTAAATAAAGTGTGTCCTATGATTAACCAAAAGAGTAGTGACGAGAAGATAGCGGGACTCGAAATGTCCGACTTGGAAAATCTTGGGCATGTCAAACTCGATGTATTAGGGTTGTCGCTATTAGATAAACTTATGAAAATAAAGGAGCTGATCGCATAACAGCGAGTACAGAAAATAATGAAGACTTTTTCTCATTCAGAAAGGAAATAACTATGGCTTCGAGGGATATAATTTGCTTCGATTTTGAAACTGGTGGACGTAACCCACATACTTGTCAACCTACACAATTAGCTGCCTTAGCGTTAGATGGTAGAAACTTTAGGGTAAAGGGTGAGTTTAATAGTGAAATTTGGGCTGAGACCGATGACGATAAAGCTATTAAAGCTGGATTGGGACCAATTGAAGAAGGGGCATTGAAAGTAACTGGTAAAACAAGAGAACAAATAAGTAAGGCTCCTAAACTTAAACCAGTATGGAAGAAGTTTGTTAATTTCGTTAACAAATATAACTGGAAGAAAACACCTTTCTTTGCACCTGTTCCAGCAGGATTTAATATACTTGGTTATGATATGCATATTATACGCCGTATATGTAAAGAACTCGGACCTTGGGATGAAAAGAGGCAGGATCAACAGCTGTTTAGTCAAATTTATAAAGTTGATATGATGGACAACTATTATATGTGGACAGAGGGTGACCCAACTGTAAAATCTAGAAGTATGGATGCTATTAGAAAACGTTTGGGAATGTCGGAAGAAAATGCACATGATGCCCTACAAGACGTTAAAGACACGGCTAACATCATGATTAAGTTCATGAAAACACACCGTGCGGTTTATAAAAACTTAAAACTTGATAAAGCTTTTGCTGATGGAGAATTGTATGTCTGAAGATAAGGTTTTTGTATGGACTTGGGGTTGTCTTTATGACCCCGATGTAAAGGGGCAAATAAAAGGTATTAAAGAAATATCTCATGAAGAATTTAGCAAAGAAAGTTTAGATGAGATGGGTTTTACTATTAATCAGCCGATTACAAGGGTTGACAAGGTTATAGATGGCAAAGCATATCACATGTTTCTGTTTAACTCTTTTGATAATGCAAAAAGTTTTCTTACTGGCTGGGATGAATCTGTACGAGTAAATAAATTTGCTATAAACAGTTTGGTTGACAGGTTTAAAAATTCTCCCGCTGTTAAGAAAAATTATAAAAATTGGGATCTTGAAAATGTCGAAATATTCTAAAGAAGATATCCATTCATTAATAGATTTGATAACTTGGTATAGATATGAATATCACCATAGTGATTTCGGACATGCGGACTATATAGATACTTTACTTAATTTTCCATCAGACCGTGATTTTGAAGAAATTGAACATGCTGTTGACGATTGGTTAGATTACTAGAATTGAAGAAGGCACAAAAACGATGAACCTGAATGATGAAAAAACCTGGAATCTATTTAAAGAAGGTCATACTAAAGGTATTTTCCAATTAGAAAACGCTGGTTCTTGGTCTAAACGTGTTATACCCCAAACGATTGAAGAGTTATCTGATTTAGTCAGCATCATCAGACCAGGGTGTACTCGTGCTATCTTAGACGGTAAATCTCTAACCAATCACTATATTGACCGTAAGCATAAAAAGGATGAAGTTAAGTATATCCATGAATCACTGGTAGAGATTTTAGAATCTACACAGGGGGTGTTAGTATACCAAGAACAAGCGATGAAGATTGCTGTTAAGCTTGCAGGATTCAATCTAGAAGAGGCTGATGACCTGCGTAAGGCTATTGGTAAAAAGAAAGCTGACCTTATGGCAAAGATTAGGGTCAAGTTTATAGAAGGCTGTAAGACAACCGGTATTGTAGATGAAAATATTTCTAAAGAGGTTTTTGACTGGATTGAGAAATCATCCAGATATTCATTTAATAAGAGTCACGGGATTTCATATGCGATCAATGCTTATGAGTCCGCGTGGTATAAAGCTAATTATCCTAAAAAGTTCTTTCTTGCATACTTATACTATGCAAAAGAAAAACAAGATCCTCATCAGGAGATTTATGAATTAGTATCTGATGCTAAGTTTTTTAACATTGAAATTAAACTACCAACAATAGCTAATTTTCATAAAAAGTTTAATATTCAAGGGGAAGATATTTACTTTGGAGTTAAAGATGTAAAATCACTAACGGGGACAACTGGTGACAAAGTATTTACATGTATTAGAGAGGTGGAAGAAGAAATAGATAAGGAATCAGGTAACTTTTCATGGATGGATATTTTAGTATACCTTTCTCCTAAAATTAATAAAACCTCTTTTGAAGCCTTAGCATCTATCGGTTTCTTTTCAACAAAAAAGACCGGGGTTACCAGAAATAAGGTTCTACATGAATATTCAATATTCCGTATTTTAACAAATGCTGAATTAGCATGGGTTACAAAGAATTATTCATTAAAAAGATGGAATTCTTTATTTGAGTGTTTTACTGATTTATCACCAATTAAAAAAGAGGGTGGAGGAACACATAACTTCAACAGAAGTCAGGTTATTGGTAGTGAAATACAACTATTAACAAACCCTCCCTATGATCTTAGTGATGACCCAAATTGGATTATTCAGCAAGAGACAAGAATATTAGGATGCCCGATATCTCTTTCTAAGATTGAATCGTCTGATACATCATCGTCTAACACTACATGTAAAGATTTATCTAACGGTAAAAGTGGTAAGGGTATATGTGTAGCTGCAAATATAATTA